GCTGATACTTTCGTTTATTATGATCAAGATTACGACACATTTGTTATAGATGTCAAAAGGTCTCTTAAGGATGGTTTCGAAGATGGTGAAGTACATGATATACCTGACTTTACCCTTAGAGAATACCTCAATAATTGGAACAACTGGACTACCTCAGGAAGTGCAAATGAATATAGAGCAACCGTTGAGACCCAAGACGGAGATACGCAAAAGCTGAGGATAAACAAGTCAGCTTTACCACTCTTCACAACGCTTGAGGAGGTTCTTGCCAATAATGACAGTTCTGCGGGGATTGTTATTAAGGCAGAAGTTGGAAAGAATAGACTGGCATACAGTGCACCCACACGCGTTACATTAGTTGGGAAATACTTATTAGACAAATATGATGCATATGGCCAGAGCGCAAAGACAACAGCTAACTATATATCTTATACATCGGAACAGCGCCTACAGCTAGCCTACAAACTGATCTCGCTTAAACCCCAGATCGGTATGATAACGGCGGATATTGAAGAAAATGACATTAACCATAACACTTATTTAGATGTCCTATTATTTTACTGGAAATTCCAGAGTGTCATTACTTCGCCAGAGGACCGCTCACTTCTTCTTCTCTTTCTCCGGGATAGGCTAATGAGTATAGTACGGGTTAATACTAAGCAGCTCGAGAGTGTGGACTACATTATGAAGTCACCCATCCTTAAAGTAGAGGGTGAGTTCACATACTTCTATGGTTTCGCTGGAATCCTGTCGGGTCTTCCCGATACATATACAATGAATTCTTTTGTTAACTATTCAACTGACAGACTGGCTACTTTGGCAGCCATTAGATTGGTAGCGGAGCTTGAGGCACCACCCCTTCAACCAGTCTTTGATCCAATAGTTGGGGGTGATGACGAAACAGTTCCTTGTACCTCAATAAGAACAGCAGCCCTGACCTTTGAATTTAAAAGTTCAATATATCTCCCAGTCAACTCAGAAAAGTCGTACCTCAGTTATACCACTTGTGAATTCTTTCGCATAATGTACATCAGAGGTAGCAGAAGACAAGGGTACCCATCACGTATTATTCACAGTATTATATCGAATAACCCAGCTAAATCACAAGAGATAGACATTGTTACATCAATTAAAGCTTTTTGGTCCAACTGTTCACAGGTACACAGAAGAGGAGGAGATCTCGATGCTCTCAAGGGTTGGTGTTACCGCTACGCTCATGCCAAGAATATCGATAGGAGAGTAGTCTCGATACCTACTGAACACGGAGGGTGTGGTGTACCACTCGATCCTTCCCTATTTTCCAGCCATGTCATCCCAGGGGTTCCTAGATTCAAGATGATATTCCGGAAATACCAGACTAATAAGAAGTGGTTCAATGATATAATGGTGCAATTGAGAGTTGCAAACATCCCGGGTGTATCGGATAGTTATTTTAACGATATGTTGACAGGGGTGAGGGACGCTGATGCAAGGAAAGATAGCCGCAATACGTACAAGGAACAAGTTGCAAAGTGGAAAAAGGATTTCACTATTGTCCAGCAAAGGACTGTTCCGCTAATCCCAAGCAACCTTACAAGTTCGATGGAATCAATAGAGAACTATTGGAATTCTCAGTCGGCACCAGGAGCTGTTCTCGACGCTATCCTTATGGCGGTCTCGCAGAACAATGAGCATAAAGATAAATATTATAAAATAAGGAGCGAATATCAACTGTTCTCCGATATTCTAAACAGAGGGCTATTCAGACGGTTCAAAGATAAGATTAATACGCTTACGGAATTAGGTTTATTATTCGTTTCTCAGAACTTTCAGAATACGAAAAGCGCGTACGTGGTCCAGTCCCTCCTGAACGGTACGTTGTCGCTATCCAGCCCGGTTGATTGGTCTTTCCCGGCGGATATGACCTTTATTTATCAAAATATCGGTCTTAATGTACTTGGACCTGTCACAATACGAACTCCCGCAGAGTTCGTCTGGTTCTGTGACTATATCAGGTACGCTTGTGCTAGGGGCTTCCTCCCTTACCTATCTTGGTCTACCAGCTGGTGATCAGTAGGTTAAATGGTTGGCGCACTTAACCGTGGAGTGACGTCCACGCGCATGCAGTTACTGTGTATGAGGTTCTGAGGGCCGGTTCCCCTCCAGTTCATACAACCATGGTAAAGTCTCCGTAAGGAGCACCCACCACCCAACGAACGATGCTAGGGGACAGG